CAAAGATATACAAAGGGTTTCAATGACATCTAAATACCCTAAAGTAAAGTCAGAACGCGGCAAACCAGATTTAAAACTGGTGGACAATATAAACGAGAACAAGAACATGAAAGAATTATTAGAGTTCGAAGATTGGGTGGGCAAGATTACTGAAGGTGATGTGATACAAGGGCCGTGGACTAACAAAAGAGTAGTAAATCCACCTGCTTCTAATGTTGAAAAATTAATGCCAAAGTGGGATTCAAACACTCAACGAGTAGCAACATCAGATTCCGAAATGTCAGCGGAAGTAGAAGACTTTAAACATTTTGAAGTGATATATTTTGATAAAAATCCTAATGTTAGTGCTAGAATAGTCGGTATTACAGCAGATAATCGACGTGTAGCAATCGGTAATATATCCAGAGAAAAAGCTGAAATGTATGTAAACCGGTTTAATCATCACTTAAAAAATAAAAATATAACAGAAGGAACTTGGGCAATACCAAAAACAAATACTCAATTGGAACAATTAAGGCAAGTATTAAGTAAACCAATTCCTGCATCAGAAGCCGAAACCATAATGTACCATATCATTGGCGATGATGATTTGTTCGATGAGTTGCTTCGTTTAAATGATATGGATCCCACTACCGATGCAAGACCTATTATAATAGAATGGATTAAAGAAAATAACGGAAAATTTAAAGGAATGGTAGATTTATCTACAGCAATAGATGAACCAACTAATGAGTTATCCAAGACATTAAAACAAATTGGATTGGGGGAAGAGATTTCCAATACTCCATTTTCTATAGAACAATTAGCAAAAAAGTTCAAGGAACCGATTCCGGTTGGTGTCGATGCAATGAATGCCACTGAAATATTATATAATATAATTGACGACGATGATCTATTTAATCAATTAAGTGAACTAGCTAATGAAGATCCAGAAGCAGATGCTCGGTCAATTATTATAAGTTGGTTATTCGAGAATGGGCATGGTTATGTTGCTGACAGTTTGGATTATGATTCAGATGTAATAGGTGGTGATAAAGTAGATAGTTTTATCGATGATGTCGAAGCCGATGGAACAGGTATGCAGGAAGATTTTGATAATGACCCCTCTTTAGGCGATTGGATTACCTCGCCGTGGGACTCGTTTAACAAGAAAGCAGATAATAATACTGAGCGATGGAATGCTGATATGAAACGTTTGCGAAGCATTGCTGGTGATTCATACGAGGCACACCGTGCAGAACAGGGATGCTTGGGTGATCCGGTTGATTGCTTGACGGATTTTAACAAAAAACGTGCAAACAAATCAAAATCATTAGGCGAAGATGCTGAAATGAATAATATGCTTAGATTGGCAGGTTTAAACAAGTCCCAAACAGATCATTCATCGGGTCAGTAGTTGAAGAATTATGCTAAAATAAAAATCAGAGTAAAGAAGCCATCTAAGCATACACATCTTTATGTAATATCAGCAGGTAGTTCACTCAAAATAGGGGTTACTAATAATATAGAACGTAGAATAAAAGCTCTACAGACCGGTAATCCTACTCTTCTTAAATTAGAATATCTAGACGAGCGCAAAAATCCACACAAAGCTGAAAAGTACTTACACCAGCGTTTTCAAAAATACCATGTTCAAGGTGAATGGTTTAAAGGAATATCTATAAAAGATATCCACCGCGAACTATTGCTATTCTTAGCGCAAGACTAAATTATTAAAAAATCGATAGACGCATAAATAAATTTAATGTATACTACTGGGTATGCATTGATGTTCTAACGCCCGCGAAGGGTTGTTGGATCTAAGCATAATATAGGCATAAACATATAAGGAGAAAAATTTTATGGCAAGTTTAAAAGATATCCGTGCTCGTTTAGCGGCACAAGAAAACAAATCAACCTTTACAGGTGATAACACTGTTTACCCACATTGGACTATAGACGAAGGATCGCAAGCAATTCTACGTCTCCTTCCGGACAAAGATGAAACCAATCCATTCTTTTGGGTGGAGAGAGCTATGATTAAATTGCCATTCGCTGGCGTTAAAGATGGCGATATGGCAAGTAAGCAGGTGATAGTTCAAGTTCCATGTATGGAGATGTATGGACCTAATGAAGTATGTCCAGTTCTCGCAGAGGTACGACCATGGTTTAAGGATAAATCATTAGAAGATATGGGTCGTAAATATTGGAAGAAGCGTAGTTATATCTATCAAGGGTTTGTACACCAAGATCCATTAGGAGAAGAAGATGCGCCAGAAAATCCAATTCGTAGATTTATGATTAGTCCACAGATTCATAATATTATTAAAAACAGTCTTATGGACCCAGAGTTAGAAGATTTACCGACAGATTACGATAATGGGCTTGATCTTAGAATTTCGAAAGGAAGTAAAGGTGGTTATGCTGATTATAGTACAAGCAATTGGTCACGCAAAGAATCAGCACTAACAGAAGCAGAACTAGAAGCTATTGAGACTTTTGGATTAAATGACCTTAAAAGTTTCTTGCCTAAAAAACCAGGTGCAGTCGAATTAGAAATAATTAAAGAAATGTTTGAAGCTAGTGTAGATGGACAACCGTATGACCTAGGTAAGTGGGGTAAATATTACAGACCATCTGGCCTTAAAGCACTAGAAACTAAGAAAGATGATGAATTAGAAAAAGCAGTATCTAATATAGAAGTTGAAGCTAAGGTAGAAGCTAAGGTAGAAGCTAAGGTAGAAGATGATATACCATTTAATGTAGAGCCTGAAGTTAAAGTTAAAGCCAAGGATACAGCGTCTAAAGCTGAAGATATTTTGGCGCAAATTAGAGCTAGACAGCAAGCGTCTACATAACTATGTATTTTAATTTAACATTCGCGAAGTCAGGAGATTCGATATTACTCGAAGCCACAGAGAATCACGATGTATTAGAACATTATGTCGAAAACTTAAATGGAATAGGAGAAAACATATTCACTACTCATGCATTAATGGGTGATAAAACTTTATATGGTGGTAATCTTACTGATTTATTAGTTAATCTAGATAAAGTAATAAAAGAAGCAAACGAGCAGTATATAGTAGAGCTTCTAGGTACGCCGATTAAAACTTACGAACTCGAAGAGTATTTAAACCAACGAGTTCTAAGTAAATTGCATGCTGATTATGTTAATCTTTTGAATAGCCCTTGGGAGGTTAAAGGTAGGGTAAAAGAATTGTTACCGGATGGGTTCGAAACAATTACTTTCGGGCATGCATTACAAGTAATAAACAAACATGAACATTTTGATCCTATTAATGCAATTATACACGCAATAGAAAGATCATACCATAGGATACCATTTGAAGTGAAAAGTAGGAATTTTATTAATATAAATAATCCATTTTCTCTAGGTAGGGCCACTAATAATATTGCAAATTTCTCTCTGTTATGGAGACAGTTAGGAAGAGCATGGATTGATAAGTTCAGGACCTTTGACTTTGAGTATGAGTTTCAAGATGCTAATAATTTCAACGAGTTGGCTGGATCTATTGAGTTAAAATTAACACCACCGGAGACAATGACGTTTAGTAACGAATATATAGCTTGGTGTAAAAAGCGTAACATTGAACCCTGTAGTAGAAATATTAACATTGGAAATATTGTGGATTTAGAGAAAAACTTAACTAATTATAGGCAAGTTATTTATCGAAACTTATTAGCGAGCAATGAGTTAACAATACAGTTAGGCAAAGGATAAACTTTGTTTTCCTTTATGTGTTATAATCAATTTCAACCTGCATAAATTGCTTGGGTATTATAAAAATGTCAAAGTATGTGAATAATTATTTAATTAAATATAATTTATGAGTGATAATGCCATTATTGTACATTTCCCCATTTACGCAGGGGGTAAATTCATAATAAACTGTTTAGCAATGAGTAAGTATTCTTTGCTGTTATCGTGCAACACAGTGGATGAACTAATAGCTGAACCAGATAATTATAACCTTAGATATAATGCCATACTTAAAACTCTGCCCCCAGTTAGTGATATGAAACAATGGGTTAGTAAGTATGAGTTTTCCGAGCAAAGAATCAGCACTAACAGAAGCAGAACTAGAAGCTATTGAGACTTTTGGATTAAATGACCTTAAAAGTTTCTTGCCTAAAAAACCAGGTGCAGTCGAGTTAGAAATAATTAAAGAAATGTTCGAAGCTAGTGTAGATGGACAACCGTATGACCTAGGTAAGTGGGGTAAGTATTACAGACCATCTGGTTTTAACGTACCCGAAACTAAGAAAGATGATGAATTAGAAAAGGCAGTATCTAATGTAGAAGTTAAAGCTAAGGCAGTATCTAATGTAGAAGTTAAAGCTAAGGTAGAAGCTAAGGTAGAAGATGATATACCATTTAATGTAGAGCCTGAAGTTAAAGTTGAAGCTAAGGATACAGCGTCTAAAGCTGAAGATATTCTAGCGCAAATTAGAGCTAGGCAACAAGCGTAACGGAGTAAAGCCATTGTGTGATTTACAAACCATATAATGGCTTTATATTTTTAATGTTTGATAAAGTTAATGATTTTGAAGATAAGATAGCAGAATACTTTGGTTCGAAGTATTCTGTAGCAACAGATTCTTGCACACATGCAATTGAGTTATGTTTGCGTGTATCTAATAGCAATAATGTAAGTATCCCAATGCATACATATATTAGTGTTCCGTTTACTTTAGATAAATTAAAAATAAATTGGTCCTGGCATTATGACGAATGGGTTGGATATTATTATATTAAAGGAACTAATATAATAGATGCCGCAGTTTTATGGAAAGAAAATAGTTACATTTCAAATACATATATGTGTTTGAGCTTCCAACATAAAAAACATTTAGGATTATCCCGTGGTGGAATGATACTATTAGACAATAAAAACGATTATTTGTTATTAAAAAAAATGGTAATTGATGGGCGTAATCCATTCGAATCGTGGATCAAGCAAGATATTTCGGTAGTAGGATATCATTATTATATGACGCCTGAAATAGCACAAGATGGTCTACAAAAATTTAAAAAAGTTCGCGACGTTCCGTCTAAGAAATGGGATTGGAATGACTACCCCAATCTAACGAAACTTACTGTGTTTGCTGAATGAAATTTTTTATGTTGCAATACCCAATAGGCGGTGCGGGCAAAATAATTGCCACAATTTTACAAAGTAGCAATGAGATTGCACATTGGGATATGGAAATAGAAGAAAGTAAAAATACAACAAGCTTTAATGAAAAATTTTTACATTACGTTGATAAAAAATTTCCCTTTAACTTAGATAATCATTTAAAATTTGAACCATCTTTGCCATTTAATTTTGATTTTTACAGTGCTATGTATAATCGAGGTGATAAAATAACATATAATGAAGTTGAATCGTTGTTAAAAAATCAGGAATATATTAAGTTTGCAAATAATAGGGGATTGTACATAATGTTT